ATTTGATGCAGATTTATATACTAGGCAAATGTATTGTTTAGGAAAGTACTATAGTTATTACAACGTAACTAGAGGAATAAAAGAAGAAGCTTTAATAGGAATAGAAGCTAATTTTGATAGCTACCCTATAAGAGAGCTACAAAGGTTAGGTTATTATAATCAATATGTAAGAGAAGCTATAGACACTTATACAGGTAAGACTGAAAAGAAATTCGGATTTAGGACTACTTCACTTACAAGACCGACTATTATTAGTGCATTAATAGAAATAGTAAGAGAGCATATAGAACTCTTAAATGATAGAGATACACTAGAGGAGCTATTAACTATCATACGTAACGAAAAAGGTAGAATAGAAGCTCCAGAAGGTGGACATGATGATGAAATGATGGGATTAGCAATAGCATACGAAATAAGAAGTCAAGTATCTACTTATGAAGAACCTATTAGCTTATATCCTGAATTTGATACATTTAAGCAATATGAAAATACATCTGATTATGGTGAAAAGATAGTAATAATATAGGAGGATATATGGAGTATATAGAATTAATAATATATGGTGTTAGTATGTGTATAGCTTTTTTTCTAGGAGCATACGTTAAGACACAAAAAGAAATCAAGATAGTAAACCCAATTACTACAATTAAAGAGAGTATTGATGAACATTACTCAAAAAGAGAATCCGAAAAAGAGCAAGAAATCTATAAGACTATTGCTGAAAATATAGATAGATATGATGGAACTAGCCGAGGACAAAAGGAAGTACCTAGATAGGAGGTTTATATGGACACAGAAGAAATTAAGAAAACTGATATATGGGAACTATATGAAAGAGGTATAGACTTCCTACAAATGAATAACGTATATGATGAAACTGATGAGAATTATCGTATGTATTCTGGTAATCAATGGGAAGGAGCTAGTCTAGGTGGATTAGAAGAAGCTCAATACAACTTCATAGAAACCATAGTAAATTATAAAGTAAGTACTATTAATCAAAACTTATGGGCAATAAATTACAGTAGTGAAAACTTTAACAGAGAGTTTAGAAAGACTGCAGAAGAAACCTGTAAGATGTTAAATAGAAAAGCTGCAAAGATATGGGAAAAAGACCAGATGGATATTAAAATCCGTAGAATAAGTGATGATGCAGCTATAAATGATGAAGGTATTATGTATGTAAACTATGATACCGAAAATCAAAGTCCTATCAATGAGATCATTAATAAAAATGATATTCAATACGGAAATGAACAAGATGATAGCATACAAGACCAACCTTATATCATAATAGCTCAAAGAAAACCTATTAAAGATGTAAGAGAACTAGCTAAACAGAATAAAGTTAGTCCTAAAAAGATAGAATTAATCATAGGTGATAAAGACACTACTACACAAGCTGGAGATGAAGCTAAAAGAGAAAAAGATGATATGTGTACTTTAGTAACTAAACTATGGAAAGAAAATGGTAGAGTATGGTTTGCTCAAAGTACTAAACAAGTAGACATAGTTAAAGCAACTAATACAGAGCTAACGTTATATCCGATAGCTCATTTTATTTGGAAGCAAAAAAAAGGATGGTCTAGAGGAGAAGGCGAAGTTAGAACTTTAATACCTAATCAAAGAGAATTAAATAAGACACTAGCTAGAATGTTATTAAGTGTAAAACAATGTGCATATCCTCAAAAAGTAGCTAATATGGAGAAGATAAGTAATCCAGATGCTTTAGATTCTCTAGGTGGAATAATCAAGACTAAAAACGGAGCTTCTGTAGATGATGTAAGCAAGATATTTAGTTATGTACAACCAGCTTCTATGAGTACTGATGTATCTAAAGTAATCAATGACTTAATAGGAATAACAAGAGATTTAAAGAATGCTGGAGATATAGCAACAGGTGGAATTAATCCAGAAAGTGCTAGTGGTAAAGCAATTTTAGCAGTACAACAAGCATCACAACAACCATTAGTCAAACAATTAACTGGTTTAAAGACATTTATAGAAGATATAGCAAGAATATGGCTAGATATGTGGAATATATACACTCCAGAAGGTATGAAACTTGAAAGAGAAATAAATGATCCTACAACTGGAGAAACATATATTGAAATAGTAGATGTACCAGCAACAGTACTAGAGAACCTAGAAGGAACTGTTAAGGTAGATATAACACCTAAAGGAGCATTTGATAGATATGCTAGAGAGTTAAGTTTAGAAAACTACTTAAAAGCTGGATTCTTTAATGCTCAAAGAGTTAGTGAATTAAAATACTATGCAGAAGCATTACCAGATGATGCAACTGCACCAAAACAAGAGCTATTAGATATATGCGACAAGATAATGGAAGAAAAAGAAAAGATAGCTATGATTAACGCACAAGCTCAAATGATGCAACAAAGAGCTAATGAGTTCTTAAGTGCAACACCTCAAGATCAAGCAGCACAGATAAATGAAACAATGGAAGGAAGTACTACATAGTACTTTTTTTAGTCCAAGCATTTATGACTTAAAAAGATATGGTTATGTGAAGCAAACACAAACGAAAAAATAGGAAGGAATTTGTTATGGAAAACGAAGAACTTGTCCAAGAGACTGAAAACGTAGAAGAAACTACAGAAGAAATCACTACTGAATCGGAGGGTATAGAAGAAGCTACACCTGTAGAAGAAACGGTAGAGCAGCCAAAGGAAGAAACATTTACTAAAAAGCAAGTAGATGAAATGTTGGCAAAGAAATTAGCTCGTAAAGAAGCTAAAATGCGTAAAGAATATGCTAAAAAGTATGGAAACCTAGAGAACGTAGTAAATGCTGGTCTAGGTACACAAAATACAGAAGAAGCAGTAGAGAAATTAACTCAATTCTATTCGCAAAAAGGTATTAATATACCTACCTACAGTATTGATGAAGATACTGAACTAAAAGCAGCTAAATATGAAGCTAGAGAGATTATTGATTCTGGATATGAAGATATAGTCGAAGAAGTAGATAATTTAGCTCAAATAGGCATAGAGAATATGACTGCAGGAGATAAAGTTAAATTCAAAATGTTAGCAGATGAACGTAAGAGAATTGAAGAACAAAGAGAATTAGCTAGTATTGGTGTAAGTGAATTAGATGATGACTTTAGAGCATTTGAAAAGAAACTTAACCCAGAATTATCTCTTAAAGAAAAATATGAACTATACCAAGAAACAAAACCAAAAAAAGAAATTAAAACGATAGGGAGTATGAAGAACACACCATCAGCATCACCTATCAAAGAATTTTATACTCGAGATGAAGCATTACGATTATCAGATGATGATTATAAGAAACATCCTGAATTGTATGAAATAATTGAAAAGTCAATGCTTAAATGGTAGTTCTATAAACTCTCTTATACTGCAAATAAAAAGAGAGGATGAGGGAAATGGCAGTAAGTAATTTTATCCAACAAATTTGGAGTAAAAATATTCAAGATGAACTTGAACTTAAAACAAAATTAGTACAAAACTGTACTAGAGAATATCAAGGAGACGTTAAGTATGCTAGAACTGTTAAAATTTTAGCTGCTGGAGATCCAACTATTGGAACTTATAATCCAGGACAAGATATTAGTATCGAAGAAATGAGCGACAAAGGTCAATTATTGACAATAGACCAAGCTAATTATTTTGCTTTCTATGTTGATGATATCAATGAAGCTCAAAGTGTACCAGGATTAGCTAAGAAATTCCAAGCTAAAGCAGTACATGGCTTAGCAGTAGCTAGAGATACTTATATCGCTGGTTTAATTAAAACTGGATTCTATGCAGTAACTGCAGCAGGTACTACATCTGCAAACGTAAGAGCTGCAATAGATGGAGCTATAGTTAAATTACGTGAAAGAAACTTTGATGAAGAAGGTGTAATAGAAATATCACCAGCAGTTTACAACGTATTTAAACAAGATTTAATACTTGTATCAACTGATAACCCAGAATACATTAAGAGAGGTTTAGTAGGATATTATGATGGATTTGAAGTAATCATGTCAAATAATATGGCTAAAGACTCTACTTATGTATATTGTGATATTCGTGGTAAAAAAGCTATTGCATTTGCTGGACAAATTAATGAAGTTGAAGCATTAAGAGCTGAAAAGAGATTCAAAGATATCGTAAGAGGTCTAGATACTTTTGGAGCTAAAATTATAGATAATGAGAGACTTCAAGTAGTTAAATTCCCAGTAGCTACTGGATCACTTTAGAATTAAGAGAAGTTTATATAGCTTCTCTTTTTAAGTGTTTTTATATAGAACATTTAGAAAGGGAAGTTATTGAAGGAGATAATATGGCATCATCATATACCGATTTTAAAGAAGAAATTAAGGAATATATACAAAATAAATTTAATACTGATATATCAATTCTTGATGTAGGAGCTGGTAGTGGAACATATCAAAAACTATTAAGTGAATACAAGAATATAGATGCAGTAGAGATATTTGAACCTAATATTGAAGAATATAAGTTAAGAGAAAAGTATAGAAACGTAATAAATGCTGATATAAGAGGTTTAATGTATCAAGACTATGACTTAATCATATTTGGAGATATAATTGAGCATTTAGAAATATCAGAAGCAAGGGAAACACTAGCTTATGCTTATAACCATAGCAAAGAAGTTATAGTAGCAGTACCTTACTTATATAAACAAGGAATTGAGTATGATAATGTTTATGAAATACATAAGCAAGATGATTTAACTAATGAATTATTTTTAGAAAGATATCCATTCATGAAACTATTAATAAAAAATGATAGATATGGGTACTATATAAAAGGAGAATAATATGAAACTATCAATAATAATCCCTTATTACAATGCTTTAGAATATACAAAAGAACTGATGAAAGTATTACAACCACAACTAACTAAAGAAGTAGAACTTATAATAGTAGATGATGGATGTAATGAAAAAGCATTAGATAAATTTAAAGCTAAAGTAATACATTTAAAAGAGAATAGTGGAAGTGCTAGTACACCTAGAAATGTAGGTATAGAAAACTCCACAGGAGAAAACATAGTCTTTGTAGATGCTGATGATATGGTAACTAAAGATTTTGTAGAAACTCTTTTAAATAAAATTGATACAGAAGATTTTGATTATTGCTTATTTAGTTGGCATTATAACGGAGAAGATATCATTATAGAAGATGAACCTCCTATATGGAATACTAGTGCTTGTAATTGCATATATAAACGTGCATTAATAGGCGAAGAAAGATTTAATCCTGATATAAGAATAGGGGAAGATGGAGATTTTAATAGTAGAGTACGTAAAGGAAAGAAAGCTAATATAACTAAAGTACTTTATTACTACAACACTACCAATGTAAACTCTGTAACTTATAATGCTAGAGGGTGGAAGGCGATAAGACATACTAATATCTTATATGCAAATGATTTACACGTTATAGGAGGAGTAGAAACATATCTATATGAAATGGTTAAGAAATACTACCATCTAGATTTATGTGTATGTTATAAGACAGGAGATAGAACCCAAGTAAAAAGGTTAAAAAAATACGTTCCTGTATATAGAATAGACAATAATACTAAGCTATTTTGTAAGAAATCAGTTATTAATTATGATTTAAGTATATTAGACCAGATAGTAGAAGGAGATGTATATCAAACTATACATGGAGATTATTCTAATCCTCATTATCAAGCTTTAGGTATTAGCATTCCTACTGATGATAGGTTAAAAGGATATATAGCGATAACAAAATATGGAGCTGAAACATTTGAAAGACTGACTGGAATTAAAACTTTAATGAGTTATAATCCGTTAGGTATAGAAGAAACAGAGAAACCATTAATATTAATGAGTGCTATGAGATGGAGACCAGAAAAAGGAACGGAAAGAATAAAACTATTAATAAATGCTTTAGATAATGCAAAAGTCAACTATCTATGGTACATATTTACAGATGATGTAGTAGATGTAGATAATCCTCATTTAGTATATGTAAAACCTAGATTAGATTTAGGGTACTTTATGGATCAAGCAGATTACCTCGTAGCATTGTCTGATACCGAAGCTTGTTCTTATTCAATTAATGAGATGCTATATAGGAATAAACCAGTTATTGTTACACCGTTACCTTATTTAGATGAAATAGGAGTAAAAGATGGTAAAAATGCTTATATTATGGAATTTGACTGCAGTAATGTAGATGATATAGTCAAGAAGATTAAAAAGATACCTAAATTTGAATTTAAGAAGCTAGAAGATAATTACGATAAGATATTTGCTAAAAGTAAATCTACATACGTTTATGAAGAAGATAAGAGGTATTTAGTAAGAGCCACAAACCAATGGTTAATTGATAGTCTTATAGATACTGATTTAGGATTCATACCAAAAGAAGGATATGAATATGAAATAAATGAAGATAGATTAGATGTATTGTTAGGAAATAATCCTTATGGAAATAAATACGTAGATATAGTAAAGGAGATAAAATAATGGAACAATTTATAACCAAGCCAGATATAACAATATATCATGGCATAAGAGTAAATAAAGATACTAAATTAGATTATAAGAATGATAAAGTAGAGCAGACAGTAAAAGATTTAGTATTAAAATCTAAAACAACTATTAAAGGTGAAGATTATAAGAGTACATATAATACTACTATATTTCTTAAAGAAGGAGATGTATTAGTATTAGAAGATGAAGGTAGAGGGTATATTAAACCAGTAGAAGAAATGTACACGATACAACAAGCTATTGATGAATTAGAATTAATAAAATAGAGGTGATAACATGACATTAGAGGAAATGAAGAAAAAAGTATACTCACTTATAGAAGAATATAGTGATGATGCAGCAGAACTAACAGAAGATGAAGATTTAGCAGCTAAAATTAATAGTGTTATAAACCAAATACAGAACGAATTAACACGTTTTAAGAAAATACCTAAAGATGTTACGTTAAGTGTCTCAGAAGGGCAAGAAATGTACTTTAAAGACATAGATAAAGACTTATATCAATTAATGAATATAAGAGGTGTAAGTACTGATATTATGAATGACAAAATATTCTTTAATGAAACTGGTACTGCAAATGTGTTTTACTATAAATATCCTAAACAGATAACAAGCGAAACAGATGATAACTATAAATTTGAATTATCAACGGATTTACTAGAAATAATGCCTTATGGAGTAGCTGGAGACTTATTAAAGAGTGATGTATCTAGTCAATATGGAGCTATTTATAGTGCAAGATATAGGGAAATGCTACAAACTCTAGATCCTAGATATGGTACTGGAATGGTAGAGATAACAGGAGGTATTAGTGTATGAGTCAAGTAAGTGGTAAATTAGTAACAAGAAACTACTCTCAATTTAGAGGAGTAGACTTTTCTAATAGAATGGATGAGGTAAATATATATCGTAGTCCTGATGCAGTAAATATGTGGAAGAATTATAAAGATTCTAATGGTAAATGTATAGAAACGAGACCTGATATAGAATTACTATCTGAATATAGTGATACTATATTCGGTCTCTTTTTTTATGACTATAACGGAGAAACGCATAAGATAATTCATACAGGAACTAAATTATACGATAATAATACATTAATTTATTCAAGTATGGCAGAACACGAGAGTAAAGCTTTTATATATGCTGGTATATTCTATATAAAAGATGGAACTCATTACCTAACTTATAATGGTACTACTTGTGGCGAGGTAGTAGGGTATATACCTACAACTACAATATCACGTAGTCCAGCAGGTGGTGGAACTAAACTAGAGGATGTAAACTTAATATCTCCATATAGAAAAAATACTTTTGTAGGAGATGGAACAAGTACTGTATATTATTTAGATTCTCAAAATACAGACCAATTTGAATATCCTATTGTAAAAGTAAATGGCGAAGAAAAGTCTTATAACATAGACTTTAGTTATGACTATGAAGCTGGAACAGTAACCTTTTATACTGCACCACCAGCACCAGATACAGTAGGACAAGATAACGTAGAAATACAATATTGTAAATATATGCCTGAATATAGAGATGAAATACTTAAATGTACATTATTAGAAGTATTTGATAATAGAGTATTCTTTGGAGGTAATCCAGATAATCCTAACTATATATGGCATACTAGTTTAGATGATCCTACATATTGTAGTGATTTAGACTATTACCAAGAAGGAATGGATGATGCTCCAGTAAAAGCTTTAGTAGCTGGAAATAATGCTCTATGGGTGTTAAAAGCACCTTCTCAAGCTAATACCACGATATTCTATCATATACCAACTGTAGATAGTGATTATGGTAAGATTTATCCATCTAGTCATTCAAGTATCTCAACTGGGTGTAAGACTACAGGAATAAACTTTAGAGATACTATATGTTTTTATTCTGAAAACGGATTAGAAGCAATAACAAGTGATGTTACTACAGAACAAGCAATATCACATAAAAGTTCTTTAGTAGATAGTAAATTATTAAATGAAGAAAACTATGACAATATGAGACTAGAAGAATGGGAAGGATATTTATTAACGATTATAGGTAATAAGATATATTTAGCTAATTCTAAAGAATATGCTCAAATAAGCGACCATTATGAATATGAATGGTATTATTTTGAATTTAAACAAGAAATAACAAGCACTCGTGTAAAAGATGGAGTGCTTTATTTATGTACTAAAGAGACTAACGGAGACACTACTACATATAAGATTTATACATTAACTAATAATGAAGATACAAGAAATGTAGAAGCATACTGGACTACTTTAGAAGATGAATTTGGCTATCCTCAATATCAGAAGATAACTAATAAAAAAGGATGTGTAGTAGATACAGATGGTAAAGAAATATCAGTATATGCAAAGGCAGATAATAAAGGTTTTGATTTAATCAAGAAGTTTATAAATGCTAAAGGGTATATAGTACCAAGAATTAAAAAGAAAAAATGGAAATCAATACAACTTAAGTTTTATTCAAAAAAACCATTTAAGTTATATTCAAGTACATTAGAAAGCTATGTAGGAAGCTACATAAAGAGATAGGAGGTAAAACATGAGTTTAGATTATAATGATCCAAGATTTCAACAAGTAATTAACGAACAAAATCAAGCAGTAGCAAACTTGAATAGTAGATATAATGAATTTATTAATCAGTCAGACCAATATTATGCAGAAGCAGCAAAAGCAGCAGAAGATTATGGTAATAAACAAGCTCAAATACAACAACAAAATACAGACTTTATGATAGAAAAAATAAATCAGAGTAAAGAACAAGCTGAAAAAGACTATGTAAAAGAACAGAAAGGAGCTTATGCAGACTGGCAAAAGCAGTCTAATGCTTATGGAGTACACGCAGAGCAATTAGCTGCAGCAGGTTTAAGAAATGGTGGTTATTCTGAATCTAGTCAAGTATCTATGTATAACCAATATCAAAATAGATATACAACTGCTAGAGAAAGTTATAATAAAGCTACTTTAGAGTACGATAATAGCATAAAAGAAGCTCAATTAACGAATAATGCAAAGTTAGCTGAAATAGCATACCAAGCACTACAAACGAAGCTAGAAATAACTCTAAATGGCTTCCAGTATAAGAATCAATTAATAGCTAATCAGTTAAGCGAACAACAAAAGCTTAATGATACTTATTACAATAGATGGCAAGATGTATTAAAGCAAGTTAATTACGAACAAGAACAAGCTGAAAGTAAACGTAGATATGAGGAACAAATGGCACTAGAAAGACAACAATTAGCTCAACAACAAGCAGCATCTAGAAGCTACTCTGTAAGTGGAAGTTCTGGAGGATCATCAGGAAGCTATAGTGTAAATAAAAGTGGTTCTTCTAACCAACCTACAACAGTAAATGGTAAGAAGGTAACTGCTACAAATGACTATATTCAAGCTAGTAATGGAGAATACCTACAACTTTATAAAACAAGTGATGGAAGTCTATATTACTGGGATGGAAGCAGCTATAAAGCATGGGTAGATAAATCTAAAAATACCTCTAAAGCTGCTACAAGTATAGCAAGTAGAGTATCAAGAGCTCATTCTGGTGGTGGTAGACATGGCTAAAAAAAAGAAAAAACAAGAAACAGAATCAACTGAACCTAGAGTAGTAGGTAGATTAGGAGCTAACGGAGAAATAGCTCCTTTTGAATCTGCTAGAGTATTAGGTAGATTAGATGAAGAAGGTAATAAGTTTGCATATATTCAAGCTCAAAAGGAAGATATAGCTCCAGTCAAGAAAAAAGATACATGGTTTAAAAATGGTATGGATGATAGTGGATATGCGTACACAGGTACACTTGATAAAATTAACCGTTTTAATGCTAGTGTATTAATGACTGGAGTAGATATACTAGGTAATGTAGGACTAGGTATTACTAAACCAGTAGAAGGTGTAGGAGATTTTGTACAAAATAGAACTGCAGATGTATTAGACTTTTTTGGTGGTGATAAAGCTGCTGAAAAGATACGTAAAAGTGCTAAAAAACAATGGGGAGTAAATACAGAATTAGAACAAGCTTTAGCTAGTGATAATGGTATGGGCATTGATGATATGTCATTTATAGGAAACAAAGGTAAAGCTATCCCACAAGGTTTAGGTAGTGTACTCTTAGCAAGTGCAACAGGTGGAGCTGGAGGAGCAGTATTTGGAACTACTGCAGGAGCTAGTGCAACCTCTTTAGGAATAATGGGTTTAGGTGCTGCTGGTAACGCAGAAGAAGAAGCTCTAGAACAAGGAGCAACACGTGAAGAAGCTAGAATGTATGGTCTTATAAGTGGTGTTGGTGAAACACTATCAGAAATGATGTTCGGTGGTTTATCTAAAAGCAGTCAAGTACTAGGTATTGGTACTGGTGTATTTGATAGTTTTGATGATGCAGTTGCTAGTGGACTAACAAAAAAGATAGAAAATAAGATAGTTAAAAACTTATTACAAGCTGGTGTAAAAGCTACAGGCGAAGGTGTAGAAGAAGTTGTGTCAGGATTATTTGATGCAGTAGGTAAAAAACTTACTTATATGAGTGATGAAGATATTAAGAAACTAATTGAAGATGAAAATTTACTAGATTCATTCTTGAGTGGAGCATTCTCTGCAGCAATTTCTCAAGCACCTGGATATGTACAAAGTATTACTACTACTGAAAATGGAAAAGTAAGACTACAGAATAATGAGGAAATAAGAGATTATATTACTAATCTAAATGCTCAAGAACAACGTGTAGTAGAGCAAGAAATACAAGATCGTATTAAAGAAGAAGGCAAAGTAACTAATAAACGTAGAATAGAAATAGAAAAACAAGTCATAGAGGACTTAGATAGAGGTTATATTAGTGCTGATAAGATAGAAAAAACATTAGGAGAAGATTATAACCAAGAAAGAGATACTAGACTTGCTGAAAGTTTTAATGAACGTACTAGAAGAAGTCAAGCATACGAAAATGACTTGTCTAAATATGATGAAAAACAACGTAAGGTTATACAAACTGCTATTGATAGTGGTTTATTAAACAACTCTAATAAAACCCATGATTTTGTCGATTTAATAGCTAAAATAAGTGCAGATAAAGATATAGATTTTGATTTTACTAATAATGAACGTATTAAAGATACTGGCTTTGCAGTAGAAGGTAAAACAGTAAACGGATATGTTAAAGATGGTAAAATAGCTCTTAACCTAGAATCTAATCAAGCTTTAAATAAAACTGTAGGACATGAAATAACTCACGTACTAGAAGGTAGTGATGTTTATACTGAATTACAAAACTCTTTAAAGAACTATCTAGGTGAAAGAGAATGGAATAATAGAGTAAATGAACTATCAGAAACATATAAAAATGTAGAAAATGCTGATGTAGAACAAGAATTAACTGCTGATTTAGTAGGAGATTATATCTTCAATGATGAATCATTTGTTAGAAATCTATCTACTAGAAATCAAAACTTATTTCAAAAAATATATGATGAAATCAAGTATTTAGTAAAAGTAGCAACTGCTGGAAGTAAAGAAGCTAGACAGTTAGAAAAAGCTAAAAGAGTATTTGAAAAAGCATATAGAGAGACTACAAAAACTCAAAAAGGTACTCAATATTCTATACAAGGACTAGATGGATATAGTGAACAAGAAGTAAAAGATATATCTAATAACTATATTCAACAAATACTTGATGAAAATGGTATAGATGATGTAAAAATAGTAGATACTGCTATTCATGGAAGTAGAGGTAGAGGAACTGCAAGAGCTGATAGTGATTTAGATGTTGTATTTCAATACGAAGGAGATATAAGAGAAGATGATTTATTTAATGCTTTAAACGATAACGGAGAAGATAATCTTTATATTGAAGGAATACGAGTAGACTTAAATCCTATTAAAGAAAACTTATCAGATTATATGGAAAGGTCTAATCAATACGATAAAGAAGTATTAAATAATGCTAAATATTCAGTATCTGTACAAGAAGCCAATACTGGAATAGATAATCAAGGAAATAAATTAACTAAAGAACAACAGGAATATTTTAAAGATAGCAAAATTGTTGATGAAAATGGTAATTTAATGGTTATGTATCATGGAACGCAAGGGGATTTTAACATTTTTAATATGAAAGAATTTGGTGGTAAAAATGGTACTGCAGAAGGTTTTGGCATTTATTTAACAAATAACGAAACCGTAGCTGATGATTATGGTGGTAGAGTTATTAAATCTTATGTCAATGTAACTAAACCAGCATCATCTGATATTTTAACTGTTAAACAACAAGATGTAGTGAAGTGCATAAAAGAATTAGCTACAAAGGAAGCACAAGAAATGGTAAATGAAGGTGATTATGATACTGTTGAAAATGCGTTAAAAGATACATGGATAAGTAATTATACATATACTTATGATAAATCTTTAAACCAGTCTTATAATGAAATAGCTAAACAATTACTTGATACAATGGAAAGTGATGCTGGATTAATACAAGAATTAATGAATGGTAGTGGAAATAATGATTATCAATTAGCCGATTCTTTCTATGAAACAATAACAGATACATTAGGATTTGATGGAATACAAACACAATGGGAGTTTAATGATGAAGAATTAAACAAAAAAAATGCATATATTTTATTAGCATTTAGGTCTAATCAAGTTAAAAATATCAATAACACTAATCCTACATCTAATCCTGACATAAGATATAGTTTATCTACCGATAGTCAAGGTAGACAATTATCTGAAAATCAAGAAAAATACTTTAAGGATTCCAAAGTAAGAGATGAAAATGGAAACTTAATGGAAGTTTATCATGGAACTAATGCTAATTTTAATACATTTGAACGTGGGGATGGAGAACATGGACAAGGATATTATTTTACCGAAGATTATAATTATGCAGAAGAATACTCCGATAGTAGAGAATATAATGATAACGAAGGCAGAATAATCAATGCTTATTTAAATTTAATTAATCCTTTGGATGCTAATGTAGATATGAATAGTGAATCTATGCAAAAATTCATTAATGGTATAGAAGAAAAATGGGGATTATCAAAAGAAGAAATAACTAGTTGTTTTGAAGGTTCTGATGCTTGGGAGTGGTCTGCAACATTAAGTTCCAAAATAGCTGAAAAAATGGGATATGGTATAGATGATGTTATAAACACTGTAGGATTTGAATTTGAAGATCCAGAAGATTTAGGTATAACAGACTATAACGCATATCTAGGTGCTTATGCTTGGGAGAACGGACTAAATCAATTGGTAAGAGAAA